AGTATAATAATAATAAATAATATTTATAAATAATAATATAATTCATTAATAATAAAATATATAGTTTATTTTAATAATTTTAATAAAATTATTAAAAATAATTTCTTAATTATAGTATATATATATGGACTTCAATAAAACTTTACTTTTAGATGACCGTCTCAACGTTTCTTCATCTATTGACTACGCTGTAGAAAAGGGATTTACTTCTATCGCTCAAAATATTGTATCTGCTTCATCTCTTTCAACAAATCAAATGAGTTATAATGTAGTTGTTCCATCAATGGGGACAATTATAGACCGTGCTGTTTTATTTAGAAATACTTTCGTATTGAAAATTGAAGGCACTGCCCCCGCCGCAAGTTTTCTCGTAAATTTAGGAAACACTGACGCATTAGGCGCTTACCCCATCAATAGTCAGATAGCAAATTATAATGTATCAATTAATAATCAATCATACACATTTAATATCGCTCAAAACTTTCAAGCATTAATTAATTTACAACCTGATAATCGTCATTTAGTTCGTTATGCTGGATGCCCTAATATGCCCGACCAATTATTTAATTATGCCGATGGTGTTGGTGCTAATTGCAATGTATTAGGTGCTTATGAAAATTCTTCTGATGGTGATATTGTGCCTCGTGGTTCTTTCGTAGTTGATTATATAGGTCAAGATCCTAACTGCGTTGCTGATATTCCAATGGTCGCATCAACTGGCGCCGCTCAAACAATTTATATTAAATATACGGTTGTAGAACCCGTAATGTGTCCGCCCTTTTTGTATAATACTGTAGCAAATAAGGCGGGTATGTATGGTGTATCAAATTTTGTTATTAATTGCACTTTAAATTCATCAGGCGTAAATCAACGATTATTTAGAACTGCTTCAGCATTTGCTAAGTCTGTAACTCTTCTTCGTTTTGACCGCTCAGAAATGATATTTAATTATTGTGCTCCCCCTGCCTCTGTTCCTCTTCCTCCTCGTTCAGTTCTTCCATACTATGATATGACCGCTCAAACAACCACAATAGGTGGTTCAGTTTCTGGTGGCGCCTCATCTACTGTAGTCGCTAAAAGTCTTCAATTAGGTATTATTCCTGATTCAATTTTATTGTTTATCCGCAAACTTAACACAAAACAAACCGCTCAAGATGCTGATGCATTTATGACAATTAATAATGTTAATTTAACTTGGGATAGTGTTCCTGGTCTTTTATCTGGTTTGACTCAACATCAATTATATCAAATATCAGTTGAAAATGGATCATCTCAAAATATCCATCAATTTTTAGGTAGATGTTTAATGAGTAATGGTGCTTCTGGTAGTGGTCGTATCGTTCCAACTGTTGGTTCTTTTATTGTTTTAAATGTTGCCAAAGATATCCCATTAGCAAATCTCGCCCTTGCTCCTGGTTCTCAATCTCAATGCAACTTGTCATTTACCGTTCAATTTACAAATCAATCTGCTGTTTCTCAATCTGATTTAGAATTAGTTATTATCCCTGTCAATTCTGGTTATATGGCGTTTGATGGCAATGGTGGTCTTCAATTACGCACCGGCATTCTCAATTCTAATGATGTATTAGATACTAACTCACAAAGTGGCGTTTTCAAGGGTGATGCTCGTCGCCTCGTTGGTTCTGGTTGGTGGGACAATCTTAAAGGGATGATCGGTAAATATGCCCCTATGGCATTACCTTATGCTAAAACCTGGTTAGGTAAGCAAGATAATCCATACGCAAAATTAGGCGCTCAAGTATTAGATGTCGCCGGATATGCTAAACCAAAAGGGCGCCTTTCATCCCGTTTAATGTAAAATAGTATAAATAATAATATCTAATAATTTATAAATAATATTATTCATAAATAATATTATAAATAATTAATCTTTTAAGAAATATATTTTCTAAAATAATATATATATATGTCTAACTTATCAATCGCAAGACCATCCCCCGTATTTTATGGCGAAGTAGCACTTGCTGCTGCTAATTCTGGCACTTTTACAAGCGCAAATTTATTCCTTGGCACATCTAGAGTTTTAGGTTTAAAAGCATTTACAACTGCTTCTGTTACTGCTGCTAAAGCGGGCACCGGCGCATTAGTAAAAGCAACTCCTGCTAATACTCTTCAATTAAAATCAATTACAACAACTGCCGCCGGCACTTCTCCTTTTCTTGCAACTGGGACTGTTGTGTCTGGTGCCAATGAAACATTAACTGTTTTTGTTTATTGGACTAATGAAACAAACAATGATGCTGATATGCTTAATGCTTAAAGTAATTATAATAATAATAATTAATATATAATAATAATTTATTATATAATATATTTTCTAATATATTATATATAAATATGTATAGAAATAATGACAATCAATTATACTTTAGGGACTTAAATGATATTAATTCTAAAATAATGAATTTACAAGATAAATATAATAATTATATGATTGAAAATTCTAATGATAAAGCATATGTCCCTGTTTATGGATCTGGTCGTTCTGGTGGTATGCGTGAATATCCTAAAAATTATAGTGGCGGTGCTTTATATAATCCTATGAATGGCGTGTCTCCTTTAAATAATTCTTTTGATGTAGATAGAATGAAGCGGGATAGATTAGGTGGATCTAATTATTATTATTCACAACCGGAAGAAGTTCCTGAAGAAAAAAAAGAAATGGAAGAAAAAAAAGAAGATAGACCTAAAATGAAAATTGGTATTGTTAAGAAAAAAAAGAAAGTGTATCCTATGTCTCCTCCTCCTCCTTCTTATGATGCTCCTTTACCTCCTATTCCTGAAGAATCTTCTTTTGTTGTTGGTTCTCCTATAGGTGAAAAAAGCATTCTTGAAAGAGTAGGTTCTTTTTTCGGATTCGGTAAAAGAAAACCTACAAAAGCACAAATTAAAAAAATAGAAGAAGTAATGAAAAATAAAGGTTATATATTGGGTGGTGCCTGGTATAATGAAGTTGCTAAATGGGGAAAAGAACAATTAAAACAACAAGGAAATAATGTATATGCAAAAGCAGGCGTAAGTGCTATTGATGATTTAAAATTAGGTGATGGTTTAAAGGGTAAAGGATGGGAAGAATTTAAAAAAGATTTAGGAAGTTTTGATTTTAATAAAGTTAAATCTTGGATAGGTCTAGCAAAACCAAGAGATATAATGTCATTAAAAAAACATACAGGTTTAACTGGTGCCGGTTGGGAAGAATTCAAAAAAGATTTAGGATCATTTGATTTTAATAAAGTTAAATCCTGGGTGGGTCTTGGTAAGTATGGTAAGGCAAACACAAAAAGAATGATGGGTTCTGGTTGGTGGGACTCCTTCACAAATTTTTTCAAAAAATTTCCTGAGAGTGTTAATTCAATTATAATGCCTATTGCTAGCAAGATAAATGATACAGTAGGCACGGTAAGGGGTGCCATTGGACTTGGTAAGCATAAAAAAGGTATGCATACAATGCCTGATGGAACATTAATGTTAGATAGTATGCATAAAGGAAAAGGAAAAGCAGGTGCAGGGATGTTTCAACCCTTTCCTTCAGGAAGAGCAGGAGCAGGAAAAAGTGGTGGTAAGCATATAGATAGAAAACAATTAGTAAAGGAAATTATGGCATCTCAAGGAAAATCTATGATAGAAGCAAGTAAATATATTAAAGAACATAATTTATATAAGAAGAAATAAATAAATAATAATATTATTATTAATAAATATTAATATAATTATTTTCTAAAATACTATATATAATGAGTAAAACTTTAGAAACATCTAGAAAAGAAAATAAAAATTTTCTTAAAGATTATGAAAGAAATAGAGCATTTATACTAGATTTAATTAAACAAAATGATTTTTTAAAGAATCAAACTCCAATAAGTGGATCAGATGAAACAAAAACTAATTATGGAATACAACAAAATACAATTGATAATGTCGCTTCTACTGATGCAGATAGAGAAATAGAAAAAATTAATAGTTTATTAACAGTCAAAATAGCAGATGTAGATGCATATTATAGTTTCTTTACCAAGAGTGATGCAAATAAAGAAGCATCAAAAGACGTTTTTAAATCAAATAAAACAGTAAGTATTGTTAATTATAACGATGTATTAATATTATATAATAATGTTATTAGATTATATAAAAAACCAGGAACATCTCAACCTACTAAATCTACTATTGGTAATAAATTAAATTCAATAACAAGAAATATTGATATATTATTAATAGAATATAATCAATTAATAGATTATATATTATCATCAAGAGCAACGCATAGAATAGTTTTTAAATTATTAGAGGCAAAGGGATTTTATGAAATAATTAAAAATCAAATATTTAGAAATGATTATAATATTATAACACAAGAAAATATTGAGGTTCAATATAGAAAAGAAATATTATCATTATCACAATCTAGAAGGGATGTTTTAGACCTTATACAAAATTATGATGAAGTTCAAAAAGCAAAATATAAAACAATTGACGAGTTAAAATTTGATACTGATACATATATTAAAAGACTTGAAAACTCAACAGGGACTAAAATCCCTATTGAATTAAAACGAAAATTTAAAGATATGGGAATAGAAGAAATTAACAGAGCGTTAGATTCATTTAATTTATTACAAAAAGAAGAACCATTACAAATTAAAAATTTAGAAGAACAAAGAAAATTATTATTAAGTAATTTACAAAAAAATGCATTTGCAAAAAGAGATATGGAAGAAACAGTTAAAAGAATTGACGGACATTTAGAAGATATGAGACAACGAGAAAATACATTAATTAGACTATTACCAAAACTTAAAAATGATAGGGATGAATATGAATCAGAAGTAGAAGATTTAGAAAGAGAAGCGGACAGAATAAGACAAACTAGAAGCGATTATAATGTTTCCAGTCAATATACTAGTTATATTAGAGGTATTAGAGAAAGAGAATCTAGATTAGATGAAATAGAACAAGAAATACAAGATATAAATAATGAATTACGACAGATATATTTAGAAGCAGAAAGATTCGGATCATTTAAACAACAAAATAGAAATCGTGCAAGAGATTTAGGAAATCAAATTTCTAGGGATTCACAATCACTAAATGTAGTAGATGGAAGTATTGCTACCTTAAAAAGAGAAGTAGATATTAAAATTAATAGATTAGAAGGAAGTCTTAAAACACAACCAAAAGTCCAAGAAGAAGTATATGAACGCCCTGAAGAAGAAAAAGAAGATGAAGATATTGATGAAGAATTTGTCCCATTAGAACCATTAGAAGGAGATGGGAAGAAAAAGAAAGGGGGTAAAAAATTAAATAAAAAAAAACATTAAAATAATATATATATATTAGTAATAAATATGTTTAAAAAATTATCATATCACGAAATGCAATGTTTATATAATCCTTTATATTTAGCAAACATTAAAATGCCAATTATAGATAACAAAGAAGAAATAAAAATAGAATCTAAAGAAGATTATCAATCTACTAGCGATTATGAAACATCTGAAACAGATGAAGAAATTAATATTATAAAATCAAAATATAAAAAATTTATAGAAGATAATAAAGATAAGATAAAAGAAAAAATACAGTGTGTCATTTGTAAGGGTTCTTATACATATTTTAATAAGAGCAAGCACAATAAGACAAAACGTCATTTAAAATTTATTAATGATAACTTATAATATAATATAATTTCTATTATATTATATAATATGCCTTATATAATAAAACCTGTTAATAACGGTTATAAAGTATGTAAAAAAGATGATCCTAATAAATGTTTTTCTAATAAACCACTTACAGAAGAGAAAGCAAAGAAACAAGAAAAAGCAATTATATTGTCAGAATTAGAGGGTGGAGCATTAACACATAGACTAAATTTTATTAAAAAAAATAAATTAGAAGATATACCATATTCATTAGAAGAATTATCTAATATTAGTAATATTCCATTAGAAATTTTACAAGAAATTTATAATCGTGGTATAGGGGCATATAAAACGAATTTAAAAAGTGTTAGGTTGAAAGGTTCTTATATAAAAAATGTTGATGCGCCACCATCTCAGAAGTTGAGTAAAGAAAATTGGGCGTTTGCTAGAGTCTATAGTTTTATTAATACTTATAAATCAAATAAACTAAAACACGATATAGACTTAAAAGAGAAACTTAAAGGGGGAAATTTAAATTATATGGATATTGATAATGATTTATATTTAACAATAGCAAAAGAAAGAGCAAAAAAAAATGGTTATGATCCTAAATTATTAGAATGGGCGGATGATGAAAAACATAAATTAAAATATAATGGTGTAAAATTTGGTAGAAAAGGTTATAATGATTTCATTATATACGCTATTAAAGCACATAATAAAGAGATTACTAAAGAAGAAGCATTAAAGCATCGTAAAAATTATTTAGCACGTGCAAGTAAAATAAAGGGTAATTGGAAAGACAATAAAGAATCACCAAACAATTTGGCAATGTCTATTTTATGGTAAATTAGGGTGATACTCTTTCAATATCATCAGTATTAATAGATGATTCATCATCATCATCTTCTAATTTTAATTCTTCAACACCTAAAACAGTATCGCCCGCCTCACTTTCAACATCTTCTATAGAATAATTTTCATCTTTTCTAGTATGTAAAAATAGACTATCAGTAAGGGGGAATAAAACTGATTGTTCTTCAATTGATTCTTTATAATTAATTGTATATGAATATACTTCATCAGTTTCTTCTAATTCTTTAAATTCTATTTTGCGTTCTTGTAGTAATTCTTTAGTCTTTTCTTCAGTCCATTCAGTTTTAAGAAAAATGATATTATATATTTTTTCCATTATTATATATAATATATTTAGATATTTTATTTTTAATATTAAATTATTTTTAATATTAAAAATCTATTCTTTATTTTTTTGTTCTAATTCTTTAAAAGCATTTTGTAATTTATCAACTACGATTTCTTGTTTAAGTTTATTATTTTCAATCTTTAATAATTCTAATATATGGCGATTAGTCTTAATATGATGAGAACTATTAATATAAGTATATTGTATATTACAAATATCACAAGTTAATTTACTGTATAATTTATCTTTATGTTTATTAATATATTTATCATTATAACTTTTACGTTTTTCTTTTACATCTACAATAATAGAAGGTTCTATTATCATCATACTTTCTTTTAATCTTTTTAATTCTTCTAGTTTTGCTCTTTGTTTCATTAAATATCTTTGTTGATATTCTTTCTTTTTCTCTTTTGAAATTACTTTTTTTAAAGTTTCCGGAATTTCTTGAACTTGCATAATAATGTTATATTATATATTAGAAATTATTCTTTAGATATTTTTATATATTTTTATTTATTTTTATTTTTAAAAATATCTAGTAATTTTTATAAGTTTGAAAATATAATATAAAAAATAATATAAAGAAATATTTTCTATAGTATAATATATATATAATGGATTCTCAAAGTAAATTATACACTTTCTTAAATAAACATAGAACCGTAGAGGGGGACAAACCAACTCATTTAGCATATGGTGAATTTAATGGTAAATTTAATTTAGATAAAAATTCTAGAAAAGAATTTATGTCTCTCTATACAAAATGTATTAATGATAATATAGAATTATGCATTTTAGAAAAACAAAAACAAAATAGTTGTATCTTGGTTGATATTGATTTAAATGATAATTATACTGAAGGAATGAAACGATTATATAATAATAGTATGATAAATAATATTATTGGGGCATATAAAGAAGTTATAATAAAATATATTGACGAATATTCTTTACAAGATATTAAAATATCATTATTTGAAAAACCTAATTATACTATTAAAAATGATAAAGTTAAAGATGGTTTTCATATCATTTTTACTGGTATTATTTTAGATGCTGACACAAGACATATGATTAGAAACGAAGTTATAGATATATGCGAGAAAACAAATATTTTTAAGGGTATATATGAAAGTGTATCTAAGATTATAGATAAGGCAGTAGTAGAAAGTAATGGTTGGTTTTTATATGGTGCCCGTAAGATAGGACAACCATCATATAAATTAACTAAATTATATAATTTTCATTCTAATGAAAATTTAAATGAAACAATAGAAGAACTAAAAGATAATTATGAAACATTAATAAATTTCTATTCATTACAAAGTAGTTATTATGATAAACCAAATACAAAATTAAATGAAGTTATTAGTTGTAAAAAAGAAACAATTAGTTGTAAAAAAATAAGTAAAATAATAGAAGAAATAGATATAGATAATAAGTATAAAGAAATTGAAGCGTTAGTATCATTAATATCTAGTGATAGATTAGATGATTATAATGAATGGATCAAAATAGGTCTTGCTATCTATAATGAATTAATGGATGAAGGATTAGAAATATTCTTAAATTTTACATCATCATATAGTAGATATAATAAAGAAGCAGATAAAAAAACATATTTAAGTTTTAAATGTAAAGATGATGGAGTTAAAATAGGAACATTAAAGTATTATGCTAAAAAAGATAACTTAAAAGAATATTTGAAATTATATGCCTTTAATTTCAATGATACCACAACCGGAGCAATAGCAGATTATTTTAAAATTTTATATGGTGATGAGTTTATATATTGTAATGATACATTATATTATTATAATAATGTTTATTGGGTAAAAGATGATAATAAAAAATCAATTATTCACAATTTTATTGATAAAACTTATTTTGAAGTTCTCTTTGAAAAATATCAAAATTATGAACTTAAAAATATTAAAAATGAAAATATGAGAAATCAACTAGATAAGATAAGAAACAATATTTTAAATATTAGAAATATTAAGAAAAGAAAAGAATATATTGAAGATATATGCAATAAATTGACTAATAATAATATTAAATTTGATGAGATACCACATTTATTTTCTTTTAATAATATGTTATATGATACTAAATTAATGAAATTTATTAAACCTGAACCATCATATTTTATAAGTATGACTACTGGATATGATTATAATATGAATTATGATAAGAAAAAGATAGATGATTTACAACAATTAATAAATACAATTTTAAAAGATGAATTAATAAGAAACTTTTATTTAACTATTATATCTACTGGAATGATGGGGCAAAATTTAGAAAAATTTGTTGTTTGTTCTGGTTGTGGGGGCAATGGTAAAGGTTTATTAAATGGTTTAGCAATGTGTATGTTTGGTTCTGATACTAATAATTATAGTTATAAATTAAAGAGTTCATTATTAAGTGAGAGTCAAAAAACTGGATCTAATCCTGAACTTGCAAACTGTCATAATAAAAGATTTATCGTAGCACAAGAACCGGAAAAAAGTAAAAATATTAAAGTTTCAATTATGAAAGAACTGACTGGCGATTGTTCTATTAATGCTCGCCTTAATCATAGTAATAATACAAATACATTATTAAAAAGCACTTTAATTTTAGAATGTAATGATAAACCAAATTTAGATGAAGTTGATGAAGCAGTCTTAAGACGCCTTATTACCATTCCCTTTAAATCTAAATTTGTTGATAGTAGTATGTATGATCCTGAAGATAAATCTATAGATGGTATTATTAATGATACTTACAAAACTCAAAATTGGAAAGATGAATATAAGCAAGCATTATTTGAAATCATTATACAACGATTAAAAGATTATAATAAAAATGGTTTAGTCTTACCTTCTGAAGTTCTTAATGAGAATAAGAAGTATTTACAACAAAGCGATAAAATATATCAATTTATTGATGATAAATACATATTAACTGATAATAATAAAGATTGTATTAAAATGAAAGATATATTTAATGAATTTAAATATAGCGAAGTATATATTAATATGACTAAAAAAGAGAAAGGCGAACTAACTTATAAGAATTTTGATGAATTATTATCTAAGAATTTATTCTTAAAAAAATTTATTAGAACAAATAAAGATAAAACTTTATGTTTATATAATTATAAATTAAAACTTAATGATATTACAACTACAAATAATGATTTAGATATTTAAATAATTAATATTATGATGATATACATTATAATATTAATAATAATAGGGTCTTAAAAAGGTTTGGCGGAAAAAGGCGGAAATTTAAGCGTATAAAAAATGAATGAGTATAAACAAAGGCGGAAATCCGGACGTTTTTGACCGTTTTTTAGTTTAAATCTCCTAAAACGCTTTTAGGGATTTTTTTCTGAAAAACTGACTTTTTTTTCCGCTTTTCCGCCTTTGTTTATACTCATTCATTTTTTAGACACTTAAATTTCCGCCTTTTTCCGCTTTTTTCCGCTTTTTTACTACACTTTATATTATTAGTTTATTATTATACTTAAAAAGATATTATTATTATATATTATTAATAAATAATGGATAAAATAAATCAATATATTAATGATAAATATGTAAAAACTGATAATAATAAAGACCGTATTAAAATGAAAGATATATTTAATGAATTTAAAAATAGTATGATATATGATAGTATGACTAGTAAAGAACAAAAAGAATTAACTTTTAAAAACTTTAAAAAATTATTATCTGATAATCCATCCTTTAAATTTCTTATCATAAAAACTACTGATTTATTTTTATCTAATTATAAAATAAAACTATCAGTATATGAAGAAATTAAAAATTTTGTAAAAGATAATTAATATTATGATGTATATACATTATAATATTAATTTATTTAATTGGTATTAATTGAGTTACTATATTGTCATAAGAAAGACCCGTTTTCATCTTAAGACCCTTCATCAATTTAAAATAATCATTTAAATTAAGATCATCTTTCAACATTAAAAGACGATTACAAACGTGGCGCCCACACGTATTTATATCATCCCCATTACCTTGATATTTTATATGATTATAATTTACCTTGTAATCAGAACTATCTAATAAATCAGTTAAAAAAGGGCGTCCTTGTCCTAATATTTTTCTGGTTGTATCTGGTATCCATTTTCTTTGAGTGTCAGGAGATCCACCATAAGGGTCAAAGAATTCTATAGTATCATTAATTTTATTGATGCTTATCCAATGACCGCTATTTGGAGAATCAAGATATAACAATACTACAAATGATTTATTATTTGGTAATAAATCATTAATATTATTGTATTTTTCTAATTCTGGATAAGTTAAAATTAATGTATCATTACCCAATATTTTTTTAATATCATCGTCCCCTAATGGTATTTTTTCAATTTGTTTTAATTGTTTTTTATTCATTAATAATTATATATTATCTAGTAGAAAAAATATTAATTCAAAATAAATAAAATCTAATTATAATATATAATAATAAATAAATGTCTTGGAATCTTTCTTTAAAATTAAATAATCTTAGTAATTATGTATATTCATTATTTCCAACTAGTAGTGCATTAAGAATAAATAATATAAATACAGTTTCCCCTGGTGATACATTAACTATTACAGGTGGAACAATTGCACTTAATGGCACTACATCAATAGGAACAGGAAATATTACAACTGCTAATATTACTACAGCAAATACTACAACAGCAAATACTACAACTCAATATTTAACTAATTTAGGTTCAACCGTATCTAATGGAGCAACTATAAATTTAACAGTCCCAACAGCATCAACGGCAAATTTAGCACTTGGTATTCTTGATTTTTCTACATATGTATCTATAAAAGCAACTTCTGCAAGTTCAGTGTTAATTTCTTTAACAGTCCCTTCTCTTCCTAATGGTTTTCTTGCTAACGGTCAAAGCATAACAGTTTCCGGAGTTGGTGCCCCTTGGAATGGTGTCTATACAGTTATTTATGGTGGTGGTATTACTACATCACCAAATACTTATACTTTAAATAATCCTAGTGGAATCACAACAGGAACAACAACAACAACATTAGGGACAGTATCTTACTTAAATTCTACATCAAATACAGCACTAGGATCAATATCTTCAAATGGTTTAACTATTAATAATTTAAATGGTAAATTGGGTATTGTTGGTGGCACATCAAATAGCGGTAATGTTATTTTGTGTAATAATACAACATCAACAACTGGTAATTTTGATTTATTAACTGATTCAAATCAACATTTAAGATTTGCTGGAGGTTCTAATCTTTTAACCATTGGAGGAGCAACAAATGGAGGTATAGCAATCCCGGGAACCGCGGGGTCTATTATATGTGATACATATGCATCAAATGCATCAACAAAAATGACTTTAAACACAAAAAATGGAACTATTGAATTACAAAATAATGGAACAAAGATAGGGGATATTCTATACGCAAATGTAAATTATCCATTACAAATATTAGGAACTGGTGGCGTATCAATTGACTCTGGAACAAATACCGATTTAAATATATCAGCAGGAAGAGCATCAACAGGAAGAGCAATAAATTTTTACACCGCCGCTACAATCAGGGGAGCAATTAAAGATGCAGGCGCTGCTTTTGATACATATACAACATACTCAGGTGGAAACTTATTTATAACATCATATACTGGATCAGGTAATCCGGGCATAATTTTTAATGCTAATGCATACAATAATAATGCATTATCGGGAAATTATGGATATATAAATGCTGGAGGATGGTATTTTAATGATGGAAATAGTGCAGGAGCGGGTCAATCGTGCGGAATAAATAATGTTGGTTTTTATGTCCCTAATGCTGGTTATTTTTTAAATGGGGCAAGATATAATGCATTCTTTGGGTCATTATACAATACAAATGATATAGTTATTTATAATAATGCAGGATATGGTATTGCCTTTAGTGTTTTAGGAACAGGAGCAGTCTATAGTAATGGTGGAAGATTAACAAACACAAATCCATCAGACAGAACATTAAAAGAAAATATAACACCATTTAAACCACAATTAGAAAATATTTTAAAATTAAAACCCGTATCCTATAATTGGATTGATAGATTAAGAAATGGAGATAAGTTATATAATGGTTTTATCGCACAAGACGCCCAAGAAATTGATGATATTTCTGAATTGGTTTCAACTTTTAAAGATGTTTTTGATAATGAAAAGTTGGGGTTTGATGTAGTTGGATTAATACCATTTATCGTTAAAGCAATTCAAGAACAAAATCAAATTGTTAAAGACCAACAAAAACAAATAGATAATCAACAGAAACAAATAGATGACTTAAAATTATTAGTTAATCAACTATTGAATAAATAAATTCTAATTTAATATAAATATGGAAAATAAAGAAAATATTAATATTCATTATACTAATGACTTTGAAACATTATTAAAAGAAGAAGCAGAAAAGGCGGAGTGTATGGCATTATTACATTCTAAAGCATACGAAAAATTTAATAATATTTCTATAAGGTTAAATATCCCAGTTATTGTTATATCATCCGCAATAGGGTTTTTATCACAAGTTCAAAATATAGTCCCTAATCAAAATGTATATTTAGGAGCAATATCTATTTTAGTAGCAATTTTAAAAACTATTGACAATTTTTTTGATTATACTAAGCGATCAGAATGTCATCGTATGACATCATTAAATTATAATAAAATAAGTAAATTAATACAAATTCAATTGAGTCTAGAAAAAGAAGTAAGAATACAGGCGGGCGATTTATTAAAAGTTATTTCTTCTGATATTCAGAACATAAAAGACGCTGAACCATTAATACCAGATGATATAATTGATAAATTTAAAAATAAATACAAAGATGAACCAACCGCTAAACCATCAATAACGAACGGTTTAACAATTATTAAAATAAATAAACATTCTTATAAAGAAAATTTATTAGAACAAAAAATTTAAATATAATATAATATTATTTCTAATATTATATAATAATGTCAATTAATATTAATAATGATGGAAGAAATATAGCAATAATAAAAGATTCTACTAAACATAAAAATATTGTATTTTCAGTTAGTGAAGAAAAAGCAGCAGATGGCAAATTAAAAAAATCATTTGATAGTTTAGAAATAGATGATGGAACATTTCAATTAATACCAGATAAGAAGAGGGATAGAGATACGGTGATGGTAGTAGGAAGTGCTGGAAGTGGGAAATCGTATTTCGTAGGAATGTATCTAAACGAATATAAGAGAATCCATCGGAATAATCCTATATATTTAATTAGTGAAGGAAAAGAAGATCCAGCATTAGATAAAGTAAAAGGACTAAAAAGAATTAAATTAGATGATGGATTATTAGAAGAACCTATACAATATGATGAATTTAAAGATTGTTGCGTTGTTTTTGATGATACTGATGCATTAACCGGAAAACTAGGAAAATATATTTATAGTTTAAGGGATAAATTATTAAAGAATGCTCGTAAAAATAAAGTATCAGTAATAACAACGAACCATACTTGCACGGGTCAGGAATTAAAAGCAGTTTTAAATGAAAGTGATACTATAGTATTTTTTATGAAAAATTATAATAGAGCACTAAAATATTTATTAGAAAATTATGTAGGATTAAATAAAGAAGGTATTAAAAATTTAAAAAAAAATAAAAGTAGGTGGACTTGTTTCATAAAATCTTATCCTAATGTAATTATACAAGAAAAGAATATAACAACTTTAGAGAAGATCCAAGAATTTTAATCTCTCTTATATTAATGAATAATTTTAAAGATAAATCATTAGAAGAAAGGATAAGAATAATAAATGTAATTTTAAGAAGATATCCGGATAGAGTGCCTATATATGTGTATCCAGATAAGTGCATAGAACATTTAAGACTAGATAAAGAAAAGTTTTTAGTTCATAATGATATTACAATAGCGGATTTTATATATATAATTAGAAAAAGAATTAAACTAGAACCTGAAAAAGCATTATTTTTAACATTTAATAATAATGTTGTAAGTAGTAATACTTTATTATATGATGTATATGAAAAGTATAAAGATAAAGATGATAAAATGTTATATTGTATATATACTTTAGAAAACACTTTTGGATAATAATAAAAAATAAATTTAATATTTATTTTTTAATATAATAATTATTCGTCATCAATACCATTAATAAGATAGTCCAAATGATAAACATCAATATTGTTATTATCTCCATAATACATACCATTATTATAATTATTTATTTCATCTTCATTTAATTGAGTATTATAATTATTTATTTCATTTTCATTTAATTGGGATAACCAGTATTCTTTTAGGTTCATATTTTTTGTATGAATTGGAATAGATATATATTTATAGTGATCCTTACCACACTTATAATCAATATCACTGTCATTTAATATTTTCATAATATGCATAATAAATTTTGAATGTTTTCTATATTGAATTACAAATTCATTGTTAAGTCCTCTTGATAATGCATACATTTCAATACATAATTTACTTTTTTTAATTAAACTATTAATTGATTTCATAATTTTTGCTTGTCCGTTTTCCATTGTTTATTAATATACTTAGATATTATTTCTTTAAGTCATTTTTAAATAAAAAATATCTAAAAAAATACTTTAAAAATGACTTAAAGAAATAATATCTAAGTATATTATATAATAAGATGAGTAATTTTAAGACTGAAATAATGGAAAAACTTTTTAAACTAGTTAATGAGAGTAAATTAAACTTCTCATATTCATTGGATAACAACGAATTAAAATTAGTAATTAAATTACAGGAAGAAAAACCTGTTGAAGAAGTTAAACCAATTGAAGAAGTTAAACCAATTGAAGAAGTTAAACCAATTGAAGAAGTTAAACCAGTTGAAGAACAAAAAAAGAAAAATAAAAAACCATTATGGCAGTATTCCGTAAAATTAGGATGGTATCAAAGAGTATTATATAATGAATATTCTAATTTATCATATAAATTAGAAGAAAAGAAGATAACAGATACAGAATATAAATCTAAAATGAAAGAACAACAAGAAAAAGTAAAATCTTATTTTAAATATTATCCAAAATTTCAAAAGTATGAAAAAAGATTTTTAAAAATGGATGAAAGTGATATAATGGAAGATAACGATTGGTTATTACCTTGTAGTTGTAAAGGCGACACCAATAGGGACTGTGAATATGATAGATATGCAAATTATGTTTATAATAATTATGTTATAAGTGATAAGAAAAAGATTAATCTACAATATTGTAATGATTCTGATTCTGATTCTGATTAATTAAGATAATAATAAAAAATAAATTTAATAATTTATTTTTTAATATAACTATTTATAGCAGTTGAAACAGAATGAGACATATTTTTCGCATCTTCTTTCATCTCTTGCATTACATCTCCATATTTGCTAGTATCATAAATATGTCTTAACATACTAGATCCAATTTTTTTACCATTGAATACTTTATTTAATATTCTTGTAATACAATTAACTTTATCAAATGCTGAACCATCATAATACATTAAAAATGGGGTGCCTTGAAAATGTTTATTGAATTTTCTACCCTTAATAACAGGATGAAATTTCATATATATATTAATTAGATTCATCATATTTTCACTAATAAGAATAGTTAAAGACCCTTCTTTTTTACTAGTTTTAAATTTATTAAATAAAAATTCTTTTTTAAATAAATCTAAATAATTAGTATCATTATTCATCTCATATCCTTTAATATTACTATTGATAATATCCATATTCATATAATCGTTTCTTCTGGGTGGTTGATAAACATATAACCCTAATACAACAGCAGATAACAAAATATTATAATTATTTTCATTTAATAATTTATTATCCTTAAATGTATTAACTTTTTCTTCAAGTTCATTCATTTTAGATTTAACTTCATCAAATGATAACCAATTTTCATTTTGTGTTTCAGTCTTTTCGCCCTTCTCTTCTTCACCTTTTAATTCTTTATTTTTATCTACCATATATTTAAAATATTTATCATATAATTTATTAATAACTTTATTATTATCTTTAGTAATACCAAGAGCAGAACAAATTGATATAAGATAATTTCTCATAGTATTTGGTTTATATTTTTCTAGTTTCTTTAGAATATCTTCAACATTTTTTAAGAATGATAAGTTTTTTAATGGATTATCATCATTTAATATTTCTAAATTTCGTATATACATTTTAATACTAGATTGAGATAATCCTTTTTCAGTCCATTTTGAGATCAATTCATTTTTGAATTTAGTGTCAAAATCCATTATATAATATTATCTAGATATTTAATTTTAAAGTTAATTTATTATATATTAATTTATTAATTAATTAATAATAATATAAAATAATAATAATATTTTCTAATTAATATTATATATATACAATTATGAGAGGTAGAGAAAGTAAAATGATAGGTCAAGGATTAACAGAAGAACAAATACCTGATAAACTGAAAAAATTTAAAAATTATATAGATAAAAAAAGATTAGAAATGGAAAATAATAATGAAAATACAATAAAACTTAAGAAGGAAATAAAAGATTTTTTTGATTTTTTTCCAGAATTTAACCAATATTCTCAAATATTTAATAAATTAGATAATAAAGAAACTAAAGAAACTAAAAAAAGAGTATCTAAAGAAGATATTTTAAAATTAATAAATGAAATAGAATCATCTATAATACCAAGAACAGATAATAAAGATATTAAGAAAGGAACAAAAATGTTAAAAAAAATAGAAAAGAAATTAAAACAACAACAACCAGAACAAGAACAAGAAATACCCGATCAATTAAGAAATTTTCAATATTATATAGATAAAAAAAGATTAGAAGTAGAAAATAACTATAATAAGTCATTAAAAGATGAAGATGCTAAAGAAGATTATGATGATGATATAAGAGAAATTAAAATGGATGTAAAAGAATATTTTAATAGTTACCCAGAACTTAAAAAATACGTTCAAATATATAATCCATTTAATAAAGAAGAGTCAGAAGAATATGTAAGACAAATGATACAGAAACAACAGAAAAAACAACCACAAATACCCCAACCTAAGAAAGAAACTAAAAAAAGAGTATCTAAAGAAGATTTTCAAAAATTAATAGACGAGATCCAATCATCATTAATACAAAAGAAACCAGATGAAAATTTAATAGAACAAGGAAACGAAATATTACAGAATATTAGTAGTAAATTAGCGGATAAATATAATAAAGAAAAAAGTAGTAATGTAGATACTATATTTAATCTTAGTTCTAAAAGAGCAAAATTAGATGAGAAATATTATCAACTACAAGAAGATTTAGAAAATATATCTAAAAAAATTCATAATTATCATATACAATTTAGTAATAGTAATAATACTAAAGAAAAAAGTAAAGAACTAAAAAAATTAATAAAAGAAAATAATAGTATAAGAACAAAAATTAAAAAAGAAATAAGACAAAATAGAAAAGATGTAAAAGATATACAAAAAATAAGAAAAGAATTAGAAAAGAAAAATAAAGTTATTAAAATAACAGTTGAAAAAATACAACCACCATTAAAAGTAAAGACGCCAGGAAGACAAGGAAGACTAAGAGCAATATTAGAACAACGAGGCGAAAAAGAATTTTTAAAAGAACTAGAAAATTATAAAGTATCACCTTCTTTTAATGATATGATGTATAATAATTATTTAAATATGTTAGAAGCATATAAAAGAAATAAAGAAAAAAAGAAATTAGAGAAGGAAGAACCAAAAGAGAAGAAACCAAGGGGAAGACCTAAAAAAATAATTAATAATTAGTTTTTAAAAATTATCTAATATTATTATATATGGGATCAAATAATTATGCATTACACGCGGTAATAATATCTAAGAATGTGCCATTAGAAAAAGCAAAAGAAGAGGCACATAATATTATTAAAGATAAAAAAAAGAAATATTATAGAGAAACCAAACAATCATATAGATTTAGAAATATAAGCAAGCAAAAATTTAAACCTAAAACATATAGAACAAAAAAAATTAATGAAAATACATCTTTAATATTTGGAGAATTAAAACCAGAATATAACCATTTAAAGGGATCAGGATTCTTTGATTATTTAAAAGAAGGATATGAAACAGTAAAAGAAAAAGTAAAGCAAGGATATGAAAAAGTAAAAGATGTTTTTAGTCCTAATTTAACGGATTATGATAATAAGACTAGTAAAACATTATTAAAAGTTGGTAATATACCAATCACAAAATTAGAAATATATAAAGCACCTATTACGAAGATATTTCAGCAAATGTTAAATACATTATCATTAGGAAAATGGGAAGAGAAAATGAAAAAATATGGTTTTGATAAATTTTATCATTTAGGATTAATAGTAACTTTAGAAAATGGTGAAAAATATATTGTTGAAAAATTAGATAGACCTTCAGTCAGTCAAGATTTTGACTTATCTAAACCAGATTTAGAACTTATGGATGTTCCACTTAAGGGGAAAGAATTAACAATTTATAAGATGCTAGAAGATGCACGAAAAGCAGTAGGAGATAAAACCTTTTTTGAATATGATAGTTTCCGAAACAATTGCCAATTCTTCGTTAGAATGTTATTAAAAAATCAAAATTTATATACTGATAGAGAAAAAGATTTTTTCTTCCAGGACATATCTGAGATGGTTAAAGAACTACCTGAAGAATTAGATAGATTTCAAAGATTTGCAACAGATACAACAGCAACAATAGCAAAATTAACAGGACAGGGAGATCCGACTGACCCTTCAACGTGGTCTATAGATGAAAAAATTGAAAGTTTAAAAGGACAAATGAGAGGAGTAAGTAAAGCAACTAGAAGCGGTTTAGAAATGCAAATAATGAGATTAGAAGAATTGAAGAAAAATAAAGGTGGAGCAAAATTTAAAATATTACCTATTCAAGAACAATATATTAATGATATTGATTTATCTAAAAAATTATATGGTTCTGGAATATTAGATATATTTTCATTTGGTATTCAGGATAAACCGCCTAAGCATCTATTTGATACAAGTGGAGAAAAAGAAGGATATTTTAAAAGTGACCCTTATCAATATTGGGCGAGTGCTAAACCTAAAAGAAAATCAAGAGTTAAAAAACAATCATTTAATGATTTTCTAAAAAGTTTATAAAAAAAAATATCTAAGATTTATTAATAAAGTAATTTGATATAATAAATTTTTGAGAGCATAACCACCACCAGAGATAAAATATTTAATTTTAAAATAAGTTTAAAATTAAATATCTAAATTATTTTCTAAGTATAATTATATACTATAATGTCAAGTTTTAAAACTGATTATATATTTGGTAAGAAAAAAGAAGAAGAAATATTATTTATTATTGAAGAATATTTTAAAGATGATATTAAACAAGTAAAAGAAAAGTTCAGTAAATATGATTATGAAGGAACAACTAATATATACGAATTAAAATCAAGAACTAATAAGTATGAGGCATATCCTGATACTCTATTACCATTTGATAAAACACAACTAAAAGATAAGAATCAAATATTTTTATTTAATTTTACTAATGGATTATACTTCATAAAATATAGTGAAGATTTATTTAAAACTTTCAAGTGCCAAGCATTTAAAAGAAATCAAAGAACTGATTATAATGATATAGTAAAACCATATATATATATTCCTATAGATAAACTAACAAAAATTAAATGATACAATACCATTAAATTTATTATTAGGACATTTCTTTATTATAGGTTTATTAGATTCATTTATTTTATTTTTAATATCTTCTTTATTAGTTAATCTATATAATTTTTTAAATGCTCTAAATTTTAAAATATATTCTCTATTTTCATTATAATAATTTCTAAAGTATTCTTTTTTATATTCTAAATTATTTTTATAATATTTTTTATTATTAGATATTATTCTATTTCTATTTTTAACATAATATTCATTCATACTATCCATTATTATATATTACATAATATATTTAGATATTTACGACTAAATATATTATAACATTTTTACAAATAAACATATTATGATGTAATTACTATTAAAAATTTCGAAATTTTTAATATTATATATCTTTTTAGATGATTATTAGTAAAAATGTTATAATAACTTTACAATTAAATATATTATACATACTTTTATAATAAATTTTCTAATAACATTTTATATAATAATTAATTATAATAATAAATTAATATAAATAATATTATCTAACTAATTATATATATAATATTAAATGAGTTCTTTACAAACTAGTAATCAATACGATTTAGAGAATCAACCAACACATATTTATTACAATTTAAATTTAATAAATAATAATGTTAGTGGTAATACTGCCCCCCAGCAATTAGTATTTACTGATAGTCGCAATGGGACGGCGATTTTAACATATCCAAAGCATTATTATGCCAGCATTACCAGATTCAGTATAGATACTGGCGCCGATGCTATACCCGTTTTTATTCCATCTATTAACACAACACAGACAAACGTAAATAAAACAGTCTATGAAATTACATTATCATATAAGACATCTAATTTTACACAAGCAATTATTTATGTTCCTACTGATACAACACAACCAACGCCAAGAAGTCCCCTAGGCGGTGTTGATTATACTACTACATATTATTATATCTATTCTTATCAAAAGTGGGTTAAGATGATTAATACCGCTCTTGCTGCTGCGGTTACTGGTTTAAATGCTGCATCTATTGCCGATGGTAATGGTGCTCTTCCTTCATTAAATGTTCCATTCGTTGAAATAGACCCTATAAACTTAACTATGCTTATTAATGCCGATCAGGCGGTATATGCTGAAACATTAGCATTTCCAGTTCAAATTTATTTTAATACTGCTTTTTTTAATATTATGACTTTCTTCCAATATACTAGATATGGGGTAAGTGCTCTTTTTGGTAAAAATTATTTATTAAATGTATATTTAAATAATAATACAACTACTATAGGCGGTATAGTTTATTTGCAAATGTATCAAGAAGGTTCTTGTATGTCATTATTAAATCCAGTTCAATCTATCGTTATCACTTCTAATGCTCCAAACTATGCGGAAATTATTGGCGTTCCATCTATTTTTAATTCTACTACCAATTTTCAGAATCCATTTAATGCCCCTAATACATCCCCTATATTTACTGATTTTCAAGTTCCTATTTCTGCTCTAGATTCATATAGACCAAGTATTTTTTATAATCCAACGGGTGAATATAGATTATGTGATATGCAATCAACAAGTCCAATTTATAATATGCAATTATTTGTTTATTGGATGGATAAATTTGGTAATTATCATCCTATTTTATTGCCTGGTGGATGTTCTGCCAATATTAAAATAATGTTTAGACGTAAAGATTTTAATCAACGATCATTATAATGTTATTTTATAAATTAAGTATAATAATAATAAATAATATTTATAAATAATAA